GGCTCGCAGATCGAAACCATCCCGGTTCCGGGCGGTGGAGTAGGGGCCAATAAGTTTGGCGGCTCAACCCGCGAAGGCGCGGAAATCGTAGTCCCGCCCCTTGAGGCCTTGCTCATCAAATTCCTGCCCGATGCAGACAATGCCAAAGCGTGGTTTGTCTGTGAATACTACGATGTAGCCGAGTAGGAGGAAGCCATATGCTCGATATGAATTGGGAAACTATCGCATTTGTGGCGTTTAGCGCCATAGGTGTCATCCAGTACGTCAAGGGTCTTGTCAAGGAAGTGCCTGGATGGGTATGGGCGCTTGTACAGCCCGCTCTCTGCCTTATCCTGGCCGCAGCATGGACCTATATGCCCGCATGGGTAGCGCAGGGGATTTTAGCCCTTGCCATTTCACAGATCGGCTATGAGACAATTATTCAGACAGTCAAAAAACGGCTAGGCACTCCGGCGACGCCGGCAACCGAAGGCGGTAAAAAGTGAAAATATACGCAGCCGAAGCCGGGTTTATCTCCCGACTGATATCTGATCGCCGCGATATTATGGCCTTCGCCCGAGAGCTCAAGAGCGCCGACGCAATGCGGGCAGCACGTGAGGATCTTATGGCCTCGGCCCTGATTTTCCAAGCGTCCGATATCACAGAAAAAAATAAGGGCTATACCATCGACGCAGACGGAGCCGCCCATATCCCTATCGTAGGGGAGCTTACCCCGAGAGCACAGACCGACGCCTGTGGAGCCTACACCGCTGAAGCCCTCACAGAGTACGGCTTTATTATCGCGGCCACCTCCCTTGCCGATGCTGATCCGATGGTGTCTAAAATAATATACAACATAAACTCACCCGGCGGGTATGTGGACGGAGTGGACGAAGCGGCTCAGGCTATGGCGGGAGCGAAAAAGCCCACCGAATCCAGGGTCACCGGAAGGGCTACCTCAGCTGCCTATTGGTTGGCCTCAATGACCGACAAGATTATAGCCATGTCGCCCTACTCTACATCTGGCTCAATAGGTGTAGCCGCCGAAGAATACGACGATGACAGGCGCCTAGCAAATGCGGGAATAGATCACCGTGTCTATACCTCAACAGACGCACCAGACAAGCGCCCGGACACCGCCACCGATGAAGGCCGGGCAAAGATAGTTGCCCAACTCGATGCACTCCATGCGGTTTTCGTGTCCCGCGTAGCCGAAGGAAGGCATACCACGCCCGAGCATGTATCTGCCAATTTCGGAAGGGGCGGAGTGCTTACCGCTGAGTCCGCACTCAAGGCGGGCATGATCGACGAGATACGCGGAAAGAGCATAGCAAGAAACGTGCCAAGTGTAGCACAGGACGAGGAAATAAACATGGAGAATCCCGGCGTTGCCGGTGTAGGCCGCACAGCGGCCAATATCGAGGGAAAGGAGGGTCCTATGGACCTTGCTACTCTCAAGGCCGACCACCCCGACGCATACCAGGAAGCGCATGCGGAAGGACGGGCGGCTGAGAAAAAGAGGAGAGACGAGCTTTCAGCCTTCCTCGGCATCAACGCCGAAGGCGATAAGATCGTCAACGAAGCACTTGCGTCCGGCGCGGACTATGCTTCGCTCTCCGCAAAGCTCACGGCAGCGACGGTACGCGGCTCCGCGTCCACCGATGGCGATAACCCGCCCGCTGTCACCTCGCCCGCCCCGGCTTCGTCCGGCGGTGTGTCCGAGTTCACCCCTGAGGAAGTAGCCGCCTATAAAAAGGCAGGCATTAGCCTCGACGTGGCGCGCAAATATGCGCCCAAGGATAAGGAGGAATAAATGGCTGCACTTACTGCAGATCGTGCCTATGAAACGTCAGGAAGGACCGAAGTACTTCGTGTACTTCTCACCGCCAACGATATCTATTACAAGGGAGCGATTATCGAGTTCACCGCCGCCGGTGGGCTTGGTATCGTTGCCACAGATACCACGGCTCAAGGATCGCTGTCCGGAATTATGACCGAGCATATCGAAGTCGCTGCAGGGGAAACCCGCTACGGTGAAGTCGAAGTCGGCAAAATCTGGATGCCCTTCTCAACCGCAGCGGTCACGGATGTGGGCGACTACATCTACGCCGCCGATGATGGGACAATCGCAAAGAGCGCCGTCAATGCCGATCCGATTGGTATTGCGGTTGACTTCAAGACTGGCTATCTCCTGGTCGATAACCGCAAGGGTATCACCAAGACGGCTCTGGCCTAATTAGGCAAGGAGAGACAGATGCTTAAAGGATCAGACATCGTAACTGCGGAAAAAGTATTCCGCACTGAGTACAATCGTGCCGTTGCCGAGTATGAGGCCACGAGCGCATGGGACCAGATGGCTACCATCGGTACTGAAATTCCCTCCACGGGAGCTGAAGAAGATTACCGCTGGCTGCAGGAAATGCCCGAATTTGAGGAATGGCTTGGCGACCTCAACTCGAAAGACCTTGAGGACTACAGCTACACCATCCGGAATAAGGAATTCGCGGCTTCTGTTGCTATCCATGTCAACGAGCTTGAGGATGACAAGTACGACATCATCATGCCCAGGATTGCATCCATGGCCGGCAAAGAGCGCGGATATTGGGGCAAGCTCCTGCATACCATCCTTCTGGCTGGTACTACCAATCTTGCCTATGATGGTATAGCGTTCTTCTCAAACGCGTCCGGAGTACGCATCAATGACAACCTCCTGGCCGGAACCATCTCAGCCGCTACACCCACTGTCGCCCAGGCTGCCGCCGATGTGAACACTGCCCGCAAGTCTATGATGGCCTTTACGAATTCACGCGGTGAGATCCTTGGCATTGTGCCGGATACCTTCGTCATCCCCCCGAACCTGGAGCTGGTATTCCTATCCCTTATGAACTCGACCGCCGATCCCACTACCTCCAATTCGGGAACGAAGAACCCCTACTCCAGCATGATTCAGCGGCTTATCGTCGACCCTGGCCTTACGGATGCCAATGACTTCTACTGTCTCGCCACCCGTTACAGCGTAGGCCCCTTCGTGAAGCAGAAGCGCAAAGACGTCGAAACCTTCCTTGACGATTCGCAGAAGTACGTCAATCGCAAGCTGAAATTTGGAGCCACCTTCAGGGGCAACGTCGGCTACGGCCTGCCTATCCTGGCTGCTAAAGTCGTCTCGGCCGTAGGTTGATAATCCCTAAAACGGGAAAGAGGATACTATGGATCAGGTGTGTGTTAAATTTCGGAACGGCTTCGAAAGTTTTATGAATAGGAATATCGCGGACATTTTATCCAGCCGCGGTGAACTAGACATAATGAATCCAGAGGTTCAGGCCACGGTCAAGACCCCGGTCCAGGCCGAGGAAGTCAAGCTGCCCGAAGTTAAGCACACGCCTGTTCAGCCTCGCCGCTCCGCTGTCAAGGGCATCCAGCCCAAGGCTAAAGCGTGAGCGATACCCTGCGCGAGCTTGTGGAGGAAGATTCCACGGCTATCCTTGAGGATGATACCGGATTCGGTACGGATATCGTGCTAACCTCTCCGGATACTACAACGTATTCGGTACGAGGTGAGTACCGCCGTATTGGAGTCCAGATCGACCCGGCAACGGGCGCGGTCATCATCGGCAACACCTCATCGATTACCGTCTCTCTTTCTTCACTGGCCGCGCTAGGGTTATCTAGTCCGGAAGAATTATACCGCGATGGATGGAAAGCCACCATCCACGACATAACCGGGGAGCAAGTTGACGGCTATTTCCTTGCCGTTATGCTTGACCGTACCGCTGGCCGTGCGACTATGACCTTAAGGAGCCGGAAATAATGGCCTTGCTTGTGCGTCCCTTTGAGGATATCCTAATCGATAGGGTAAAAACGGCGCTAGAGACGTTCAGAAATGAGCAAATCGCGCTTGATGTATCCGTCGATTTTGACGTTTTCAGGGACCGATCCAGACCGTATCACGGCATGAAAAAGCCTGTAGTCAATATCTGGTCAGACGGGAACACTCCCGGACCGTCATCCTCGAAAGCCTATGCAATGGAAGAATTTCAGATAATTTTTGATTGCATAACGCGGGGAAATGATGGGTACTTGCCCGCCGATGAGGACGCAGCCAATCGGCTGTATTACCTCAAGGAGCAAGTACGCTATGCGGTTTTTAGGCTTGTCAATACTGATTTCGGATTCGCTCCCGGCGTCATATCGTCAAAGAGTAAGCCCACATGGACGCGCTTTAAGGGCGATGACAATATGCCAGAGGAAACCGTTATCGGTGGCCGGTGGACTTTTAGCCTGTCTTGTGCCTGGAATGGCGAGGATGTGGCGGGAGTCCCGCTGGATGAGCTATCATGGTCGATCAAACTATCAAAGCTCGGGCAGACTGCCGGAGCCGGGGCCGCGCACGTGGACGGCCTGGAAGAATATGGGACATGATCCCATAAAGGAGGGCGTATGCCCGTAGGCTTCACGCTTACACCGTCCAACGCCGTCGCCTCGGCTATCTTTGTCGAGCAACAGCATCAGAGGGTGGGAATAAGCGGGCTTAAAATCCCGCAAAAGATCCTGCTCATAGGAAACTATCTAGCCGCAAAGACTCCGACGAATAACGTTGCACGACTTATAGCATCGGTCGATGAGGCCGCGAGTCTCTATGGCAATGGCTCAATGCTGCACATGATGGCCCGCCATGCCTTCGCTGGAGCCGGGTCTGTTCCCGTCTATGCGCTGCCTGTCGCCGCTGGCGTAGGCTCTGCAACCGGAACGATCACTGTAGCCGGAACAGCCTCAACCGCCGGAACTCTTGCGATTTATATCGCCGGAATTCGCGTGGCTGTCTCTATTATTTCCGGACTCACCGCTCCGCAAATCGCAACCGCCATAGCCGCCGCTGTCACCGCCAAGACCGAACTACCTGTCACGGCAGCCGCAGACGCCGCAATCGTGACCTGGACCGCGAAATGGGCAGGACTCACGGGCAACGATATCCTTGTAGTCCAAAACCTCCAGACTGGCGACGCGGAACAGTCACCCGGAACTTCGGCGCTCACCATCGTTGCAGGATCCGGAGGATCGGCCAACCCCGATATAACCGCTGCCCTCGCCGCATTGGGTGACACGTGGTATACGATGATTGCATGTCCCTACCAGGACACCACCACGCTCGGACTCGTCGAAGCCGCGTGGACAGCCAGAATCAATCCTTCTGTCAAGCGCCCATTTGTCTGCATGT